CGACCGCCGACCGCCGACCGCCGACCGCCGACCGCCGACCGCCGACCGCCGACCGGTATGGGCGCTTTGGGCTATGGCTGAGTGCATGACCCAGAACGCCTAAAGGCAGATGGGCGGTTTAGGCTATGGGTCGGGGCATGACCCAGAACGCCTATCAGATGGGCGCTTTAGGCTATGGCATGAGGCATGACCTAAAGCGCCCAAGAACATGCGCCGGACGGCGCGATGGGTCGAGTTAGGTCATTTGGGCGGTTTGGGCATACCAATTTAAGTCGGCGCGGCTCCACGGCTATACATACATTATGTCAAATACCTACTTAGCCGAAAAAACTACAGACCTATACCTAAACCGCCCAAAAGCCTTGCCTTTCGGCATGAATACAGGGGATCGCGCCGTTACCCTGAACCGCCCATGTTCATGCCTACCGTCGCACCCAAGAAAACGCTTGACAGCCTGCCAAAGAATGCCTTACAGTGTGCACATGCGCTGCGTTGTGCGGCGCGTCTACTGGAGAGCCGACATGCAAAACTTCTGGATTGACTACAGCCTTCCCCTCGACACCCCATTCGGTGCTGATGCTGTTCTTGGCACTGTGCCTGTGACGCAGTGCGACGCGGGTTTCTACTTCGACGATGGCGCATACGATGCGTACGATCATCTTTACACTGAAGAGGACACCGAGAGCGTTGCCTATGACGCATGGTCTGCCATCGTTTGCGACATCGTTGCGCCCGCCCTTGCCAAGCAAGATCACTACGCAACCCTGACGTACAAAATCAACGGCGAAGCGTGGACGTTTACCCGCAACGATCTGCGCGACATGAACGGTCGCATGTAACCTACCGGAGAGCCTGCCATGCAAAACCCCTACCGTGCAATCCTGAAGGCAAAGCATCTGCCCTACCGTCCGATTCTCGGTGGGTCTTCCGCCAAGACTGTGAAAGGTGAGCGGATCGGTTTTCTTACCGGCATCCTGTACCTATCTCCCGACGATGAACTATGTCCGCTCGCAAAACTGGCCGGATGCATGGCAGGATGCCTGCGATCCGCCGGACGGGGCGCGTTCGATTCTGTCCAACGTGCAAGGGATGCCAAGACTGCATTCTTTCGTCAGAACCGCGAAGCGTTCATGTTGTCATTCTGTGCGGACGTCTGGACGTTAACCCGCAAGGCATCTCGGCTCGGCATGACACCGCTAGTCCGCCCGAATGGCACGTCTGACATCCCTTTTGAAAACATCCCGGTATTGGATGGGAAGACAATCTTCCAATTGTTTCCAGACGTCCAGTTTTATGACTACACCAAGCATCCTGCGCGCAATCTGTCCGGTAAGACTGCAGGCAACTATGACCTAACGTATTCATTCTCTGCCGTCACGCCTAAACCTATCAGCATCAAAGGCCTGCAGAACCCGGACAACAAGCGCACAGCTGTCGTCTTCCACAAGCGCGATGAGATACCCGCAAACTTTCGTGGATGGCCTGTAGTGGATGGCGATGACACCGACGTGCGCCACATCGAGCCGGCTCGTGTCGTCGTCGCGCTGTACGCCAAAGGCAAAGCAAAGCATGACGCTAGCGGGTTCGTTCAGCGTCTTGGCATTCATTATTGATCAACCTTGGAGAGAAAGCATGAAACCCAATCAGATCGTATTCATTGAATTGTTCGGACGTCCGACTAGGTGTCGGGTTTTGGCCGTGCATGGCCGGTACACGGTAGACGTCGAACGTCTGTCAGATGGCAAGTGCTTTCGCATTTCAGGATTGGAGCAATCATGAACCAACCCAAAATCAAAATCGGCCAAGCCTACCAGCCTGAGCGCACCACGCGCAGGGGCTGTAATGGCACCTATTCAGCGTATAGGCCGCACCACGGGCACGGGATCGACGTAGACAAGTGGAACGATCCTATCGGGCGTTTCCTGCCCATCATCTGCGCTATCGGGTTCGTCGCCGTGTTCGTCATGCTGGCCGCAGGCATCATCAAATGATCGTCGCCATCATCATCAGCGTACTAGTCGCGCTGATTCTCGCACTCACTGATCGATCCTAGTCCAACCCACCCAAAACAAAAGGGGCCATGCGGCCCCTTTTGTCATTTCACTACCGCCATCCTAGATGGCCCCTGCGCGGGTTCTTCCAGCATCCGTCTAAGGTCTGATTTGTTGTATTGGCGCAGGATGGCCGGATCAGCGAACAGATGTTTTTTGGTCGGATACTCTGCCGATGCGACCCGGCCTAGATCCGTCCATCCGGCCTCTTTAAGGGCATGCAGCAAAGCCGCTTGGGGGATCTTAATACCCGACGGCGCAGCGCCCAGCAGACGGTCACAGACGGCGTAGAAAGGCCCGCCGACGAACCCGCGTTGAAACTCACCGCTACGGTTCCGGATAAGGTTCACTAGGTAAGACTCGGCCATGCTCATGCCGTTTTCGATCATGGCTTCCTTCCACGCCGACCATGCAGGGGCTGCGCCTGGGTTGAAGGCGCTAACGTCCCTTGCATGCAGCCAAGACGCCACCGCATCAAATCCGCCCGCCTTATACCAACGCCAGAGCCGTGCAGCATCGTCCGGGTTCATCCTAGGCGCATGCGACCACAGGCAGAACCATCTACGGTCGGATGAGTCTAGGCTGATCGGTACACTGTCGTTTGAGAATGCCAGCACCAGTGCCCTATTCACCATCTGGTAGGGGTGCAGCCCCTTCCTGTTAATTGGGAGCGTCTCGGGCGGCGCCGCGATAATGGGCTTGAGCTTGTTCGCCAGTGCGCGGCGCTCACGGGCCTCCGGCTCGCGCAGTTCGTTCAGGATGATGACCTCGGCCTCAAGGGCATATGCGAACTGCGATTCGAGGGATTGATTGTCCAGCAGGCCACGGTTAACTAAACCTGGGCCGCACACTGCATACAGGAACGGAGCCCACAGGGAGTCTTTACCGCACCCCTGGTCACCGCCATGCAGCACGGCGTGATTGATCTTCACCTCGGGATGCTGGACTTTGTAGGCCATCACGTTGAAAACATGCTCACGCTCATCATGGTCTGGGATCAGATTCTCGCAGTGCTTGAGCCATGGCGTGACGTCGCCCCCGCCGGACACCTTGGGGCGGCCATCACGCCATCGGTTGCCGAATACCTCACCATTACGGGCCACCAGCACGGACTCGCCTGGTGCGTAGGTGATACCGGTCAGGATGCGTGATCCCATCGCCTGGCGGTTTTCATCAAAGCATATGGACGCTTCAACCCGGCGCTGATTGTGGATCGACGTACACGAGACATGCCGGTACAGGGCATTAAACGCCCCACGGCGCAGTTCGGTACGGTTCTCCATATCGAAGTAGGAATCATCGTCGATCACGTACGCGAACCGATCCCACCACTGCGCCTTGTCGAGCCGGCCAAGCTCACGGGTGTTGACCTCCTCAATCACCTTCTGGGCGTCATCGGAAAAGAAATCGGTCGGCTTCAGGTGTGATAGCGCCTCACTCATAGTCGAGGCGATCAGGTCATCACGCAGCCCGGCCCGGTGGACAGGCCCACCCTGGTCGGCTACCCATTTCAGGAACCACGCCGAGTCCAGATCCACGCAGTGCGAATGCAGGCAACAGAACGCCCTTGAGGCAGGCAGGTAACGGCCCTCGGGGTTGCCGTCGGTATGCTCGCCAGCATTCGGGCAGATGATGCCCGCCCACCCTTCCGGGTTAGGCTTGGACAACACCAGCCCCTGATCGGCCAGCCATGCGAATACGTCATCAGATCCGGTATCGGTGAGCCTGATCGGTTTGTACGCTGCGCCGTCGGACTCGGCAGGCGTCACCCCTAGAGCGGCGCAGATGCCCTCTAGCGTGAACTCACGGGTAGGGTGGAACTCGACCAGCCGCGCTGCGAAGTTGTCCTTGTCGGGCTTGAGGTTCACGCTGCCTGGCAGGCGAAAGTTCCGCACCGGGTTACACGCCCCACGGTCGGTATAGCCTGCCTCGGCAATGGCGACGATGGCCGCAGCGAAATCGGCCTTGGTCGGCTGATCGGAGAAGGCGTAGCCCCACTGGAAGTTACCCGGCGAGGTTTCCATGATCCAAGTCGGCTCAAGAGGCGGCCCGGCGCTTTTGGTTCCAATGTCGTCCAGCACCATGACGAGGCAGTACTCGCAATTAGCCGCGCTGGCGCTCACCTGACCGTTCTCAAACCGATCAATGATGAACGATGCGGTGTTGCCATACCATGCCTGGTCGGGCTTGATCTTTAATGCGTCCGGCAGGAACGCAGGCCATGTGCACTTCAGCGCCCCATCGGCGTGATAGCTGCGGGGGTTCTTGGGTTTCTGCCGCACGATCAGCGGCGTCTCGCCCTGCGGGGCGAGGCTTATCAGCCAGTCAAGGAAAATCATAGTGTGCATACCCTGCATGTCTCGTTGCGTTTGTACGCCCGCAGCTTGCGGCCACTGGCGAATTCTTTGCCCAGCGATTCCAGATCCGCCGGCCATGTATCACGGCTTGGGCTGCGGAAGGTTGCGCCGATCTCGCGCTCTAACTGCACGCCCTTGGCCCAGATGACCGGGTAGTTATCGTGCAGATCGCGCCACTCCCCAAGGCGCTGATACGGACACAGGGCGCAGTCGGTACGCTTGGGGATGCAAACACCTCGCCGGTCAAGGTAGGCCCATACGTCGGCCTCCTTCCATCCCCATTCGCGCATGGGAAACCGGATGGCGATATCCTCCCCGAACAGCCCCTTACGCTCCTCCTCATCGGCTCGCAGGCCGACGTACAGAACCGATCCAGCAGGCAGCGCGGCCATGTACTCGATGGTCGGCTCGATCTTCAGCACGCGAGTACACCAACGCGCAAACACGCTGGGCAGCATGTTCATCTGCTTGATCGTACCTTCAAGGTCTTTGGAGTACCGCACGCGCTTGATCGGTTTGCCTAGCATCTCCTCTAGCCGCGCCCAATGCGCCTGCATGTCGGGCAGTTCGTTGCCGGTTTCGTTGCAGATGTATTCGTAATCTCTCGGTTCGATTTCAGCCAGACGTAGCGCCAGCGCCGTCGAATCCTTGCCACCAGACAGTCCAATGACATGCTTCATTTTCCGTAACGCTCCATTACGTTAATTTCAGCGTCCAAAGGCAACCCTTGCGCCCACTCGGGCGGGGTGCACATCACTTCCTGCAGTCGGGTCATCTCGGCCTCCGCATCGGCATCGGGCACTTCCAGCACCACTTCGTCATGCACATGCAGGACGGCGTTCACCTGGCGCAGCGTCGCCCGTAGGACATCATTGGCCGCTGCTTGGCAGATGTTCTCGCAGGCTAGCCCCTTCCACAGCCGCGCCCGAGGCCATTCCTTCGCATCGGCGGCAGGCTTCCATGACGCCTTAGCGTAGGTCACGCCTTCAGTCTCCAGTCGGGCATACGGGTAGCAGAGGATACGCCCACTGGGCAGGGCGTACCAGAGGTGCTGACCGTCGAAATAGTACGTCACCCGACCGGCGTTGAATTCTGTGCCTTTGTTCCTCATCGCACGCAGGTAGGCCGACTCCAGATCCTGCCAGTAGCGCACGGCCCACGGATTCGCCCGCCGCCATGCGTCTACCATGCGGCGCGAGTCCGCCTCGGGCAAATGCACGCCGTAGATGCGGCCCATCGCAGCGAACGCGCCAATGCCGCCACCGTAACCGCAGGCCAACTCCTGCACCTTGCCGATCTGGCGCTGCTCTTTGTCGATCTGATCGACCGGCACATGGAAGGTCGCAGACGCATTGTGTCTGTACACATCCGCGCCGGTACGGAACAGGTCAAGCTTGACCTCGCTGGTCGGCTCGGCAGACAGCCACGGGTTCATCCGCGCCTCGATGGCCGACCAGTCTGCTACGATGAGCACATGCCCCGGCGCAGGCACAAGCGCAGGCCTGAGCATTCCCTTCAGCACATCGGTCACCCGGCGACCGAACTCGGGCACGATCTTGTGACCGCGCACCATCGCGTGCCGCACGGCATTCGGAGCCTTCGCAGTCGCACGGGCGAAGTTATGCACCTGAGCGCCGTAGGACGACGCCCTACCCGTCGCGCTGCCGCCAGCGAACACGAACGCGCCTCTGACGCGGCGATCTTCTTCATCGGCCAGATCAGCCAGACGCTTGAACTTGGCAACGCTAGAGGCCCACAGGTCATCGGCGCACTGGATCACCTCGGCCACATCGGGCGGCACTTGGTCAGGGTTTAGGGTCAGCAGGTTAGCCCGGACGGTCTTGTCGATTGATACCCGGTCATCGACCTGCATCAGCTTGCGGGCCTCCTCGCCCACACGCTGCCAGACCCATTCGCGCATCTTGGGCGACCGCACGCTGGTGATCTCGCCCTGCGTCACCTCAGCAACGATGGCCTCAATCTCGACCAGTTCATCGGCGGCGTACTTGATCGCAGCACGGCACAGGTCAACATCGACCAGCACGCCACGGTCGTTGATCCGTTCGTTTACATGATAATCCGCCAGTTCCTCGTCCGACAGATCGCGCATGGCGTTGCTGACCGCCCGCATGGCGCGAACGTCCTGCTCGCAATAGGCGATCAGTTCGGCCATCAGGTCGGAGTCCTGCCGGAACGATGCGTCAGCCTGCGGGATGCACAGCAGGCGGATCAGTTGCGCCCCACGATGGTCTTTCTTCATGGACGCGCTGGCGAACCGGCCTACATCCTCCAGCGAGCCTGGCGCACAGTTCGCCCGTGCCTGCGCGGCGGTGCAGTAGAACTGTTCCAGCTTGAAATTGATCTGCAGGACGTACCAGAAGATCAGGCGCTCAAAGGCGGCGTTGTGCGCCCTGATCTGTCCCTCATACTGCCGCACCCGCTCGGGGAACGGTTGGTCAGGCGTCCATGTCTGGACGGGTTCATCATCGAACGCATAGGACATGCACAGGACTTCTGTGGTCGCGTCTTGGGCATACGAATAAACCCCATGCTTGTTTAAGTCCACACGCGATTTTGTCTCAAAATCGCACCAAAGGATGTTAGTCATACATGTACCCATCGCGGTAACGTGCGGCGGTATGGCGTTCCACGCCAAACTTTGCGGCCACATCTTTTAGCAACGCGCCACCACGTAAGTCAGCTTGAAGCAGCAGCATCTGGTCTTTGGATAGCTTGGCTTTTTCACCCAAACGCCGTCTGTCGGCGCGGTTTTCTTTTACCGTTCCCCAAGCTAAATTTTTAAGCGCGTTGTTTGATGGATTTCCATCTAAGTGCCGACCTTCAACACGAACATTAGGTGCGTATTGTTCAGGGTGGCACACAAACGCCAGCAAAACCAAGCGGTGTACGTACAACCATTTGCGAGCTACGTGGACAGTCATATGCCCGCTGGCGCTTGCGTGCTGCGCCAGCATTTTCCCGGCTATCAAATACGGTTTTCGGTTGTCGGCGCTATTGCGCGCACTATATCTATCCAGCGAACGCACGCGGCCCTGATCGCTGACTTCATACCTGCCTTCGTAGCCCGGCACAGGTTTCCAGACTTCTTGCATGTTGTTCCTATGAACAAAAAGCCCTGTTCTGCATCCTCACCCCCGAAAGGGCGTTGGCGGACTCGAAGGTGTCGAGCAGGATGCAGAACAGGGCTTACCTTTACCGCGCCGCCAAGCGCACAAGAAGTATAACAAAGAGCAAGGGCGGCATTGCGCCGCCCCTGCTAGACCTTAGACCGAACGCCGACGGCGACGGGGTTCTTCAGTCTGCGACTCGGCCTGGTCGCCTTCGCTGCTGTTGCCGTCCATGCTGACCCACTCCACGACCTCAAAGATCGGGGTGTAGATGCGTCCGTAGGACTTATGGACGTAGTGGTCCTTCTTCAGCACCACGACCGGCACAGGCTTGGTCTGATCCTTCTCGACCGCGCCAGCGATCTCGACGGCCAGCGCCTGCACTGCCTTCTTGCCACCGACGCTAGTGGTCGAAAAGCGGACTTCCAGACCTTCGTCGTCGCCTGAGATGCACTTCAGGCTGCAGCCGATCTGCACTTCCCAGCCGCGCTTGGCGTTGGGCGGCGCAGCTTCCATTTCGGGAAGGGGCTGCGTGACGCTGACCATCTTCTCACCGAGCACCTCACCGTCACCCCACGCGATAAAGCCGTGGACGAACGAGAAAGGATTGACGGCCCACTTGCTGCCGTCCTCGACTTCGGTCTGGTCTGCGCCGCACACCCAATGGCCGGTCTTGTCCATTTTGAGAATGGCAACACCAGCCTCGCCAACGTTGTTGCTGATCGAGCGAAGGGCAGTGGACAGGGAAGCGACTGCGGGCAGGTTAGCGCCCTTGAACGAAACGATATTAGACATTATTGGACTCCAAGTTTGGAAAAGGCAGCGGTGAGTTGCTTGCCGATGTTAAGCACCGCTGGCCTGGGATCGCTCTCAGGCGCAACAGTGTTGCCGCTCGACACTGCGACGACAAGATCGTCGGGCAGCGCCAGCTTGCGCTTTTTCAGCACCTTCTCTGCCTGAGCAGGGCTGAGTAATTCTGTCTTGGTCACTACGAAATCTTCACCGAGGACGGCACGGGCCTTGGCCTCGTCCACCCACTGACGCCGCGCCTGCTTCGGTACTAATTTATACCCCGGCACGGGCATGTCTTTCTCAAGCCGGTCGAGAGCCAGCTTGCGGGCGGCGGCGATGAATTCCTCCAGTTTATCGGCAAGCAAGAGCGCCTGCGACACCTGATCGGGTGAGAGGGCTTCCAGTTTCTGATGCACCACGCGGTCGATCTCGCCGGTCATCTTCGGGCAGATCGGTTTGGCAGCGCACCAGCGGCAGTGACTGCCCACTTCCAGAGGCGCGTCAGGACGCTCGGCCAAGCGCACGGCACGCACGAGGTTGAGTTCAAAGTTCTCCAGCGTGTCCATGTCCGTCACCCAGCGCCGGACGTAGGGCGGCTGCACGATCACGAGTTCAAGCTTCTCCACGCCCTTGAACACCCACTCCAGACCGGGCGTGCGGGCCGCAGCGGCAGCGTAGAACAGCAACTGCAGATTGCCCTCAGCGTGGACGGGCACGCCGTCACCGAACTTCCAGTCCAGCACGACTGCCGTGCGGCCACGACGCCCCACAACGTCAGCGCTGCCGAAGGCGTCAGGGATCAGAGCGCCGAACGAAACGGTCTGCTCGACCTCAAGATCCATCGTCTCGTCGGGGTCGATCTCGTTGAGCGCCTGCAGCGCCGGGATGATCTTCTCGTCGATCATCTCCTGCGTGACCGCAACGTCCTTATAGGTGCGGCCCAGCAGATGCTCGGGCTTGAGGCTGACGTTGTTGAGCAGGTCGGCCATGCAGCCGTGCAGCAGCGTGCCAACGTCGGCGTAGCTGCTGGAGGGCTGCGGGGGCATACGTTGCACGAGGGCGACGCTGCCTGGGCAGTTGATGACGCGGCTAGCGGTCGAACCGCCGACGACTGTTGAGTGCACTGAACTCTCCTGTACTGAACGAGAACTGATGGTAGCATACTGCTCACGGTTGTCAAAAACTTTTTGAGAGGGTACAGTGCGTGAATCCGAAATCGAACAGCATCTGAAGTGGCACGTTCAGATGCTAGGTGGCAAGGCGTACAAGTGGACGTCGCCTGGTCTGCGTGGGGTAGCGGATCGGGTGGTGTGTCTGCCCGACGGTCAAGTGTGGTTTGTGGAGTTGAAAGCGCCTCGAGGGCGGTTGTCGGAGTTGCAGAAGTTGTTCGCGGCGGACATGGCACGGCTCAAGCAGCCGTATGTGGTTCTGTGGTCAAAGGAGATGGTCGATGAGTGGGCTAAAGCAAGGCGATTGGGTCAGACACCCGAAGATTGAGGCAGCGCTGTATGTCGTTGATGTCCTCGATGGCGATCTGTTGCGCCTTCGCGCACCGTCGCCTGACGGCTGGCCGTACCCTGTGACGATGGTCATGCCGAAAAAGGACGTAAAACTGGCGCGGCCACCTAAGCAGGACGATGACTTTGAGGAGGCACCGTGGTGAACAAAGAGTATGAACACATGCACAGGCTGGTCACCAGCCTGCACAATGCGTGGCTGGGCAATCCTTATGGTGAAGTCGATGAGAAGCTGATCGAGATCCGATTGAAGCGGCTGATGGACTGGTTTGGCCGCGATGATGAAGATGACGAAGGCGTCTGCTCTGCCTGCAATGGCTCGGGCGAGGGAGCGTATGACGGATCTGTCTGTAGCGAATGCGGAGGTCGTGGCGAGTGAACTTTTACAACGAGATCGACCCGTACGCCGCGCAGTGGTTGCGAAACCTTATTGCGGCGGGGCACATTGCACCAGGAGTAGTGGATGAGCGATCAATTGAAGATATTCGACCAGATGAACTTGCCGGGTATACCCAGTGTCACTTCTTTGCAGGCATCGGAGTCTGGAGCCGGGCGTTGCGACTTGCCGGATGGCCTGACGACAGACCAGTCTGGACTGGATCATGCCCATGCCAACCTTTCAGCGCGGCAGGCAAAGGTGTTGGGTTTGATGACGAGCGGCACTTATGGCCCGCGTTCCACTGGCTCATCAGCCAGTGCCGCCCTCCAGTCGTCTTTGGCGAACAAGTTGCAAGCAAGGACGGTCTCGCTTGGCTCGACCTTGTACAGACTGACTTGGAAGGATCGGGTTACGCCAGCGCAGCATCCGATCTGTGCGCTGCGGGCGTCGGTGCGCCGCACATCCGACAGCGACTCTACTGGGTGGCCGACTCCGAACGCCGAGGACGCGAGAGCGGGGCAATCGCAAGCGCCTGGACGAAAGCAGAGTTCACTGCCGAAATCAACCTGGCTAACGGGCTGGCCGACGCCAAATGCGGGGCCGCAGAACGACACGGACTCTCGTTGGGAGCAACGGCGAGCGGAAGTAAAAGCGAGGTATGGACACGGCCACAACGGGTTCGGGATGACGCTGGGGATGGCATCGACGTTGGCGGGGTGGACAACAACAACAACAAGAGACTGGAAGGACTCGGGTGCGGACATCAAGCCGAGATCGGACGGATCGCTACGCTTGGATCAGTTGCCTCGCCAGGCGAACTTGACGGGCTGGGGGACGCCATCGGTGGCGGACGACAACCACAGTCGTCGGTCCTACGAAAGCATGAAAACCGAGTGGGCGAGAAAGGGCGGCAGCAAGTCGCCTGTGTCCAAGCAGGCGGTGATGTTCTTGACGGACCTCGACGGCCCGGCCCGACTAACGGCCACTGGCGAGATGCAGATTGGCTCTACTGCCGCGACGGGAAGTGGAGGCCAGTTGAACCCGGCACATTCCCGCTGGCTCATGGGGTTGCCAATCGAGTGGGACGACTGCGCGCCTACGGTAACGCCATCGTCCCGCAAGTCGCGCAAGCATTCATAGAGGCGTATCTAAAATGAACGAGAAGTGGTCAACAAAAATCTACCGGCGCTGTGATAAGCAATGCCACAAATGCAGACAGTGCAGAGAATTTGAGGCGTTGATCGACCAAATTGACGTTGAGAACAAGAGCGACCTCGACCGCCAGCGTGAGGCCGAGAAGATCGTCCGTGCGAGGGAGCAATGATGGGATGCGAACACTGCAGCCACCCGCTCTGGGCCGGCATCAAGTGCAGCCAGTGTGGCCGCTGGTACGACGAGTGCCGGGTATGTGGCAAGCGTGGGTGCGAGGAATGCATGAAAGCAGGTCTAAAACAAGCCTGGGACAACTACCAAGAGGCGCTCAAAGAGTTTGACTGCCCGAGGTGCGGGCACCACTGCTCGCAACCGGAGCAGGAGCCGGTGTCGATCCTAAGAACCGCCGCCCAGCAGGCGCTTGAAGCGTTGTGGTTCGCAAACGCGCAGCATTGGCATGGGCACGCAACCATTGAGAAAGCCATCTCCTCTCTGCAAGCCGCGCTGAAGGAGCGAAACGCATGAACCGCGACGACATCACCCGCATGGCGCATCAGGCCGGGTTGTTCGATGACGACCAAGAGCCGCTGCCGGAATACCTTGAACGCTTCGCAGCCCTTGTCGCCGCTGCCGAACGTGAGGCCATCTGCAAAGACCTTGCCGATATGCACGTGTACGGCGGCACCAAAGGTATTCAGCGGGCGACCATCGAGGACTGCATCCGGGTTGTCCGCGAACGCTCATGTCCACCCTGCAACAACAACTGCAACCAAGGCCGAACCTGCCCTGCGAGGAAACATGGCGTACTGTAAAGAGCGAATCCTGAAGAATTTGATGATGGGCAAACAGATGACCGTTGCCGAGATGGTCAAGTTGTTTAAGCAAGGCAACGGCACGGTTAAGTCTGCACTTGCCGAACTCAAGCGAGGGGGCTACGTGCGGGTTATTCGCTACTTGCCCCACCCACCACTTGGCGGCAACAAGGCCGGTGTTTACGCTTGGACTGGCAAGAGTCTCAATGCGTTTCCCACAGTCATTACCGGGGAAGTTCTCTGCACTAAACGTATCCTCGCTGCCCTTGAACGTGAGCCGATGATGAGCGTGAGCGAACTGTCCGTCGAGAGCGGCTACTCACTGGCCTTTACCCGCAGGTCGTTGCACGAGTTGCACGCGCTCGACAAGATCAGGATCGCAGGCTGGCGTCCCGCCAAGGGGACGACGATGCGACTCTATGGTCTAGCCAACGGCGAGCCTGACGCCATCCAGGTCGTGCCCGTGCTGTGCAAAAAGACGATCCAGAACAAGCGTGCCATGGCCGAGAAAAGGCCGACCACTATCAAGCCCCGGCGTGACCCGGCTGCGGCTTGGTTCTGACGAAAAAAGACCCCGCTGATTCGCACCAGCGGGGCCAGCCATGCAACCACTAAGGAGCGTCCGGGAGAGAGCGGACAACTAAGTATATGCTAAGACCGTACCAAGAAGAAGCGGCTGACTTCCTGTTTGAGCATGACCGCGCCATGATCCTAGCGCCAGTGGGCGCAGGCAAGACCGCCATCACGCTCACAGCCATGCAAGACGCCATCCGGGAAGGCGTTGCCCACAGGTTCCTCGTGTTGGCCCCCAAGCGTGTCTGTACGGATGTCTGGCCTGTCGAGCAGCCCAAGTGGGCGCCGGCGCTGACGCTAGCCGTCGCCGTCGGTTCGCCCGCCGTCCGCAAAGCGGCGCTGACGGGCCAGGCGCAGGTGGTGGTGACCAACTACGACAATCTGCAGTGGCTGGCCGAGCAGGATCTGAACTTCGACGCGGTGGTGTTTGATGAACTGACACGGCTCAAGAATCCTTCCGGTAAGAGATTCAAGGCGCTGCATAAGATTCTTGAGTGCCCTATCCGCTGGGGTCTGACCGGTTCGTTCACCAGCAACGGACTGGAGGACTGCTTCGGCCAGTGCAAGATCATCGACCAGACCCTGCTGGGCCGCAGCAAGGGCGCGTTCCTGCAGCAGTATTTCGTCTGTCTGAACAAGGAGTTTGGCGACTGGACACCGCGCAAGGGCGCACTTGAGCAGGTGATGGCAAAAATCAGGCCCGCCACCTATCTGCTGCAGGGCGGTCTGTACACCAACATGCTGCCGCCGTTGAACACTGTTGAACTGCGCTGCGACATGGACCGCACGCAGTACGACAAGATGAAGAAGGACTTCGTGGTGGAGTTCGACAGCCTCACCGCCATCGCCGCTAACGCGGCGGTCGTGACGAGCAAGCTGCAGCAGATGTCGTCCGGGTTCGTCTACAGCACGACAGCCGCGCCTGATCCGGCGCGGCCTGGCAAGTTCACATCCACACAGAACGCAGTGTGGTTCAGCAGTCACAAGTTCGACCGGCTCGATGAACTGCTCAACGAAAACCAGCAGGCCAACACACTGCTGGTCTACAACTACAAGGAAGAACTTGAAGAACTCAAGCGACGCTACGCCCACCTCACCGTACTGGACGACCCTGACGCCATTGGACGATGGAACGCTGGCAAGGTTCGACTACTGGCAGTGCACCCGAAATCCGCTGGTCACGGCCTTAACCTGCAGCACGGAGGCTGCCACATGGTCTTTCTGTCCCTGCCTTGGAGCCTTGAGCTTTACGAGCAGACCGTCGGACGTCTGCACCGCAGCGGTCAGCGCCATCCCGTCTGGTGCTACCTCCTGATGACCAACAAGACCATCGACGAGCGCATCTGGGCGGCGCTCAACGACAAGCGGGCGATCAGCGACATTGCGCTGGAGGAACTAAAATGGTAAAACTTTACCTTGCGAAACTGAAGGCAGCGAAGAAGGAACGGCGTCAGTGGACGCTGGCCCGCAACCGCGCCGACCGTGCGCTAGCCAAACTGGACACGCGCATCACAACCTTGGAGAACAAAATTGCACACCTGGAGATCACTCAACAAAGAACTGGCGCTCATGACCGAGCAGCAGGTGCTTGACCTGCTGACACAGGAGCGGCAGGGCGAGAAGCGCCTGTCCGTACTGGAGCGGCTGCACCAGCGCTATACGGCGCTGCGCTCGCTCAGGGAGCGTCAGGAGTTGCTGCGCGAGGCGCGGGCGCTGTAGCCTACTTCGACACGCCCTTGATCTTTTCAACCGAGCGCAGTCCACCGATGCCCAGCAGGCCGGTGACAACCACCCAGAGCAGGTCGAGGTTGAGTTCAGGCGGTGTGGGCCAGCCCTTCGTTGCGCTGACCCACGCCAATACCGGCTGACCAATCGTGGCGTATACGAACCCTGCTGCGCCGCACCAACCGAATGCTGGCCTCCACCCACTGACCCAGACCGATGCGTGCTGCGCCTCACGGGCGTTGATCTCAAGTTGCGCGATGATCTGCTTGAGTTCGCCGTCAGCGGCCATGCGAACCAGTTCCAACTCAGCGGCTTGCTTCTTCTCGGGGTCAGGCACGAACCGATCCAGCAGGGTCTTGCCAATCTCAAAAATAGGGCCAAGCAGCAACGGATTCATGCTTGCTCCATCAGGTCACAGATGCGTCGTGCCCAGCCTCGACCGAACGTGGGCCAGGTGGTCAGGTTGGTCATGAAGCGCAGGCGGCTCGCAAGGACAGCGCGTCGGAGTTGCTCAGGGTCAGCCTGGTGTGCCTTGCCCATCGTCTGCGGCCCGATCACGCCATCGACGTAGACGCCGAGCGCCTGCTGCAGCCAGCAGATCGACTGCTTCGGGCCTGAGTTGACTGCTGCGTCGAACACGACGTAGCGAACCTCAGCGGGCAACTCGTCAGCGCGTACAGCGTTCCAGTAGTCCTCTCGATAGATCCGCTTCGCTAGGTCAACCGGCAGGTCACGCATATCGCCCTTGTAGCCTACCCGGCGAGCGACGCGCTCGGTGATGCCCCAACGGGTGGCACCGCCGGGATCGTCCGGGTGGTCAACGTACCCGCCCTCGTGCGCGAGGACTTTCTCGACTGCCTGGTCGAAGTTCATTGGATGTTGATGACCACACTGAGCAGCAGCATGATGATTGCGCCAGTCGCCGCAAGCAGGATCTGCTCAAGGCGTTTCAATCGAGCGTTGATGCCCGTATAGCGTTCGGCGCAGACCGCTTCGTGGGTAGACAATCTGTTTTCAACGTCGGACATGATTATTGAGCGAGAGCGTTTTCGGATTCAGGAGCAAGCGCGTTTGTTGCACCCGACACCGCACCACCAACTGCTGCGCGGGTTGTAGGTTTCCACTGATTCGGGTTGTTCAACAACTTCAGAACCCGATTGCGTTCAGCAGCGGGTAGAGTCTCCAACAACTGCGCCGCCCCGCCCGGTGTCTTGAGCGATTCGGTCAGCGCAGTCATTGTATTCCTGCCGATCTTATTTTCAAGAATCGCAAGCGCTCGATTCGTTGTTGAGGAAAGGGCGCTCAGGTAGGACGGCAGTCTGAACTTCGACATATTGTCGAGCAGTAGTTCCTTCAGCGCTTCTTGACCTGCAGTCACTTGGCCCTTGACTGACAGTTCAGTAAGGCGTTTCTGCGCCTGCTGCTGCAGCACCGACAGCGTGTCGTCGGTTAGTTCCTGCGCGATGTTGTAGTTGCCGCGCCCGAGGATCTTCTCAACTGCTTCCGGCGCTTCGCCCTGCACCAGACGAACAAACTCGTCTTTGTTCGTTTTCCACAGCTTCAGCGCTTCGCCGGTCAGTTTCTTCTCAGAAATCTGGCGCATACCTTTGGCGTAGTCCTCAAGGTACTGCCGATAACCGACACCGCCGGCGTCCTCAATCGCGTTGATGAGGGCGGGTTTAATGCGCGTCATGACGGACGCCGCCGCCTCGCGCTGGATCGACGGGTCTTGACCCTTCAGCAGATCCCGCACCGCCGCGTTGACCGAGTTCTTGCGGATGGCGTCCAAAGCGCGAGCGTCGATGATTCCACCCTTGCCAGTCCATTCGGCAATGTCACGGGACAGGTTAGTTACCGCAGCCTGCATGACATCGTTGCCCGCGAACTCGGGGTTTGCAGTAAGCCCTTGTACCTTGGCGATCAAGGGGGCGCTCTCAAGCGGTTTGATGCCTGAGTTGCGAAGGGCGTCGGCAGCGCTTTGAGAAAATCTTGCGCCTTGACCAAGATCAAGCGACGCCTTTGCCGCGTCAGACGCCCACCGGTCTGCAGCTTCGGCAAGTTCGCCCGGATAGGTGTATTTCCCGGCGATGCGGGGCAATCCGATCAGTTCGCCGCTTGGCGTTTTCGGGAAGCCCTTCTGGGCCGCTTCACCGGCTACTTCGCCAGCCCGAACCAGACGGCGGACATCTTCAACCTTGCCGGTAGCGCCAGCGCGAAGGGCTTCGGCCTGCGCCTCGTATTGAGCGACGTTGCGGCCCAGATTGCCGCGCTTGAGTGCTTCTTCCTTGACCGGCTCCAGCACCGTGTTTAGACCGCGCTTCATACCTTCGGTGTACGCACGGACTTCGGTCGCAGTCGCGCCGCTGGCGAGTTTGGACAGCGCGTTAAGCGACACTTCACCCTGAGACTTCTCAAGCGCCTGCAAGAATCGAGGATCGCGTGCCGTCGCTCGATCAATGAGCGCCTGCCAGGTTGGGCTGTTGATGTTCGCAGTCGCCTGCGCTGCGCTGACGCCTTGACCTTGTGCGGCCTTGAGTGCGTTCAATACCTCGGGAAGATCCGGGCCAAGAGCGTTTCGGGCGATGTTGGCCGCTTTGTCTTTGGAGAACGTACCAAGACCAACAACTTTTTGAGCGCCCTTGGCGATGATCGGTCCCAGCGCCGCGCCAACGCCCTGCTCGGCTGCGCCCGTGGCGACATCCTTGACGCCGCCGATGACTGCTTCGCTGACCGACGCGGGTGGTTTGGTATAGCCTAATTGCTGCTCAAGTACGTCAAGGCCACCTTTGGCAATACCGTACCCAAGGCCAGCGCCGGTCATGCCGCCGGCGATGGTGCCGATTGGCCCTGCGCCGAACGTACCCGCAGCGCCGCCTAGCAGCGCACCACCAGCACCACCGAGAGCTTCAACCGTTGGCCGCACAAACTGAATGACTCGACGACCGATTGGCACCTCGGAGGGTGCAGCAGCGGCAGCAGGCTCAGGGCGACGCAATGATTCCGGCAATGTCGGTTGAGGCGCACCAAAAAGTCGTTGCGCTTGAGCGATAACTTCTTCGTCGCTTGCGCCAGCCGGACCTTTAATTTCCCGGATGTTGCCTTGCGGATCGCGTACTTTGTAGATTTGGTCTGTCATCGCGGTCTCACTACAGACCATCCGTCTCCAGCAGCCGGTGCTGCCGCTGGGCGAGCGGCGGCAGGCTGGGCTACGCGTCGCTGGATGTTCTCTACGCCTTTACGCATGACTTCCTGAAGGTCCATTGCAGCGCGGATAAATTCTTTTTCATCCGTGGCAATCGACATGCGGTTGATAGCGTCCGTGCCTTTTGTACCTTCTTTTTCCGTAATAGCGCCGCCGCCCTTAAGAAATTCAAACGCCTCAAGAAACGACGCGCCTTTGATCTGATCAAAGCGGGACATGAAGCTAGCGGCGTCTGTGCCCGGCACAAAGCGAAGGCCGGGAAGCCAGGTCGCACCGACAGCATTTTGAAAGCCAGGGTGCGGTTTAGCGCCTTTGACAAGGTTGCCATTCGCGTCGCGCTTGCCGATCAGTTCGTCGATCAAACGAACACCTTCCTCTGCGCGAGAAATAGCCTTTGGCAGCGCTTGTGCAGCGGCCACATCACCCTCTGCAGCCTTGCGCCCAATCGTACGCGCCGCTTCCATAGCCTGCTGAAACGCCGGGTCTGCCTCGCGGCGTTGGTTTTCTTGCGCTATCGCCACCCGCCGGCCTTCCAGACCGACGCGCTGGCCTTCCAGTTTGATTCGCTCTGCGTCAGCGGGAGCAATCGTGTTGGTTTCCGTAGCGACTTTGCGAACGTCACCCGTCAGCGGCGAAATCAGGCTTGTTTCGGTCGTTTTACCCAAGTTGCGAGTGGACACTATGGGTTTATTCAACCGCATAAATTCTTCATTGCCAAGTTTAGACCTTTCCAACAACTCGGCAAACGCCTGCGGACCGGCCTGAACTGCTTGCTGAATCGACGCCATAGACTGTTCTGCGGTGACACCTCGCCGTGCCAACGCTGGGCCGATCACGGGGTCAGCATGGTTAGCCTGATGCCACGCCATGTACTGAGCAGGCGCGTTTGGATCGTTAGGGTTGATCGTGTCAAGGAAACTCCTGGCCTGCTTAAGTCTTGCATCAAGCAGATCGGTTTGTCCTTTGGCGATATCGGTTTCTGTTTTTGTCTGTGTCAGCCGCTGGGTTCTCAACTCACCCAGCGCTTTTTCTACGGTGGGAATCTGCGCCCCAAACCCGCTGCTCGCCAGAGTGCTACGCAGACGGTTGGCGTCAATGTCACCCGTCTCAGGGTTGTACGCCGCTTGATACGCTGCGCTCAACGCGTTCTGCTGCTCCTCCGCTCGACGAGCCTGCGCCAGTTGCTGCTGCGCGAGCATGTTCTGCTGCTGGGCGTTCTGGATCGCGGCGACGCGGCCATACTGCGCCAACGGGTCTTGGAGTTCGATACCCCGGACACCCATTGCGATAGCGGGATTGATAGGCATCAGTACACCCCGTAATAAGGCATTTCCATCGGCACAGCTGCCGAGATCGGCGCAGCGGTGCCGCCACCACCAACCGGACCCAACCGATTCAAGAACTGCTGGCCTTGATAATAGTTCAGCCCGGTGCCGAGCGCTTGGTTCAGTGCGTTAGCCTGACCGACGTAGCCCGAGGCGCGAGCAGCGCCTGCGCCCATCATCGTCTGGCCGATATTCTGCCCCGCCGTCATGCCCGCTTGGCCCATTTGCTGGGCTGTGGTCTGCCCTACCCCTGCGAGCGACTGCAGCGGGTTCAGCGCAGCCTGACGCTCTGCAAGATAGCGGTTGAATGCGTTCGTGTACTCCTGCGAACCGAGTTCCTGACCGTATCGCTGAATACCTTTCATCGTCGCGCCACTCAGCAGACCACCACGAGCGGCAGCGCTGCGCTCCAGCGCCTTCATCCCTTCGCCCAAGCGAAAGGCGTAGCCTGGGTCTTGCTGGAACTGTTGCATACCGAACGGCGTGTACTGAGTCGCCATCGGGATCAGTTTATTCAGCGCGGTTTCGCCCGCCTTGCGCCACGGCTCCTGCAGTTCAGTCTGGCGCTCAAACATCTCCCGCTGCAGTTCGGTCGCTCGATCAGCAGACGCGGCTTGTGTCCTTGCGGCGCTACGCGACGCACTAGACCCCATCAGCCCGGATACTAAAGTTGCACCACCGGCAATTGCCGCAGCAGCAAGGAAAGTCATGATAACGCCTTCAATTTATTGCCGGGATTAAACATCGAATTAGGCTCAGGTTCAACCAGTTCAGCTTCAGCCTGCTCGACCGTTGTCGCCTCAAGCGCGTGAAATGTCATACACACCGCGTCGGTCAGGGCGTATACCGCACGCTTGGTGCCCGGTTTGCTTTGAAACAGATGCGGCCCGGTGAATTCCTGCGCGGGGCCGTCGCCGTCTGTGATCATCACAGTGCCCGAGGCGATAAGATAAAAATGCTCTTTCTTGTGGACCGCGCCGACGATCAAGACGCCTGCGTCCCGAAATACCTCACGGCAGTACATCCCACCGTGAAAGTAATGGCGCGTGACTGGTTCGTACTGCGGCATCTGGGCCAACTCTTGCTGGAGAGTTTCAACCTTCTGCCGCATCAGTGACTCAAGCTGCAAATCCATCAGGTAACCTCGCGTCCACTGGCGCGGATGTTGATCGCTGACGCCGTGCCTGCAATTGTACTGATGAATCCGCTTGGTGACAGCACCTGTCCGACAAGTTCCGGGAAGGTGTAGGTCTCGCCGGCCTGCAGCGTCTTGGTCTTGACGATCAAGTTGTCGTTGCTTGCCGAGCCAGCAGCGGTCACCAGGTTCACGCTGATCGTCGCCGCCGAAGCGCTGTAGTTCGTCGCGGTGAACTTGTCGATGATCGCAGTGACCCCCGCAGCCGTGTATTGAGTTGTTTGAACCGCTTCCGCTGTTTTTGCTGGAATGAGTACTTTTACCGAAACAGCCATATTAGATCCTTGGTGTTAGAAGGCAGGCGGGCGGTTACAGGGAGCCTTTGAGTTTATTGAGCATGGTCATAAGGTGTGGGAATCAGCGCTCGCCGGTGCCCATGGTCACAGCGTGGAAGGTAGCGCTAGACGCAGTATTGTTTTGCAAAACGTAGTTCCCGCCGCTGTGATACAGGTTGTAGTTCGCCGCGCCAGCCGATGTGCCGAACCATCCTGCATCACTCTGCACAAGAATTTTTGTTGAATTTCCTGTTCCGTTACAAGCCAAAACCCCAGATACTGTCGCTGAGTCTGCGTAGATAAACACCAGACTCCTCAAAGCGTTTGTAGCAAACGTGATTGTTGCTCCAGCAGACACAGTGAAAGCCTTTGGCTCCAACTGGCTGAAGCCTAAGGTCTTGCTCGGGTTCCACAACTGAGTTAGGTTTGAACCTGCTGGAACGCTTGATAACAAATCTGTTACATTTCCGCCAATCAGATATTTACCCGACGTTCTTAGGGCAGAAATAGATACGGTTGCGATAGGATTAGTAGCAGTTACAAACACTTGCCCAAAGCTGCAAGTGCTGTCCGCATCAAAGGCACTAAGCGCCGCCCCGTACACGAAATTGTTAACGTCAAAATACCGAACAGTGCGTAAATAAGCCCCATTTACGCTAGCCGCTCCGATATAGCAATTGCTGAAATTCAACTGCTCTAAGTACGCTGCAGTGCGGTTGATGTAGAGCATGTACCCGCCAGTGGCAAAGGGCTGCTCCCACCGTGCGTTTTCTATGTGCAGCCCTATAGATACGCCGGCTGAGGTTGTATCGTTCCAATACAACCCATAATTCCCACCGACCCATGCTTGATAGCCGTCAAAGGTTGTATGAGTCAGGGAAACACCATCATCAATGGTGATAAGTGGGTTTGCTGAAACTGTATTGCCCAGATAGCAATCACTGAAGTGAAAGTGATCAATTCCGATACCGGCTGCGACATGCGGTGCTGGGATGGGACTGATGCGGATGGGCTTGTCAGCGAATGCTGAAACGCTTGTTACTGTGGTGCTATCACGGCCAAGAACATGCAGAAAAATAGACCCATTTCCATACCAGTGCGGGGAAATAGTCCTAACGTTTTCCACAATGCACTGACTTACATCCACCAATTTGATTGCTGTCTTCGTGTAGGTTGTGTCCGTTGAGTAAAACGTAAGATCGCGGATTGTGTTTTGAACGCTTGACGTTGACCCTTTGTCAAACAAAAAGCACACTGCATTTGCGGTGGGGACGAATAGTATTTTCGACGCAGAGCCGTCGCCGTGCAGCATCACGCGATCATTCGCAATCGTGATTTGCGACGTGACCTTGTATGTACCAGAGGGGAAATAGACGCTACGGAACCCGGCGCTGGCGTTAATCGCTGCCTGAATCGCAGCCGTATCATCCGTCACCCCGTCACCGACAGCGCCGAAGTCCTTCACCGACACCACATCCCGCAACTTTGACTGCACCGTGCGGTACGCAGCGCCTGTACCGTCAGCAATAAAGCCCACCAGAGACGAGCCGGACGAGGACAGCAACTCCTGCATCGACTGCGATCCCTCGCTGTAGATGTCGTCCACCGTCCAGATGTCCACATCGGTCGCGGAGGTCAGGCGCAGCTTGTACGGGCCAGTGCCCAGCCACACCGACGCCTCGCCTCGGGAGTCGAGGATCACCGGGTTGGTGTTGGCCGAAGTGCCAGCCTGGTCGGTGTACGTCACCAGCGGCGTCGTCGTGCCCGCTGCGTAGCTGTACAGCTTCCCGCCCACCAGCGGCTCACCGTTGGCGGTAAAGAATTGGATTTTGGGAACGGGAGTAAGAGCGGCCATGATCAGTCCTGATATGCGCTGATGTTGTCAGTCACGGTCAGAATAATAGACGGAATCGCCGGAACCGGGGCGGCTGCGGCTTGAGACAGGATCTGCACGGAAGTATCGCTTACAGACCACATCAACTCAAAATAATCGCCAGCGTTAAGCTGTTCAACGTAGTTCCACGACGTTACCAATTCGCCGTCTGTACCCTTCAACCGCACTTGACCGGCTGAGTTGGCGACATCGACACCGTTGATACGCAGCCAGATGAAGATCAGGTGATTGCCGCCGCTGGTGTTGTCCAACTGAGCGCTGAACTGCAGGTCGTACACGCCTCTTTGCTCTACATAGATCCGAGACGCGGGCGATCCGATATAGACGCCGTTCGACAGGTTTGTCGAGTTGAACGTCAAGCCGTAAGCGGTGTTGATGGCCGCTGCCGTTTGCGTGGTGGTGTCGTAGAACGTACCGTAGGCGCGGTTGCGTAGATGCGGCGTGACGGGCGGGGTTAGTGCCAGCGCCTCAACCTGCTTGCTCAGTTCGTCCAACTGCGATTGCGTCAGGCTCAGCAGTTGAGCCTGCTGTGCAGAGGCGGCAATATCGGCAGCAGAGTCTGAGGTAGTCGGGCCTAACTGAAGATCCTCGATGGAGAAGTCAGTCGTGCCGACCTTGGTGAACAACTCGTAGAAGAACCGATACCACTCACGCGACATCAACCCGGTGCGCGAGTCGATCAGCGACACCCGCTGCGGGATGATCTCAAGGATGTTAGGCACGGGTCGGACTCAGGATAAGTTCTGCGCCCATGATGGCGATCTTCACCGGGTCCGTACCGCTGACCTCGTACACCCGGTCGCGCAGCTTGAGCGTCATGCCCAGACGCCGCCAGAACACCCGCTGACTGTACTCACCCACCTTTCCAAGCGGTGCCCAGTGTTCGTTGCTCCAGGTGTGACCGCCATCGTCACTCCAGCGCAGCATCACACGAGGGTCAACGCCGGCGTCAGTGGAGCTTTCCAGATCAATCGCCTCGCCGGACTCAGTGGTCAGAATGTCGCCGCTCTCAGCGAGCAGCACACCAAAGACGCCTGCCAAGCCCACGCCCGTCTCACAGTCGAGTTGCAGCGTGTGGTGCGCGGTGCGCTTGAGGTTGTTCTGGCCGGTGGGCAGCGCCCGCCACGAGCGCAACCACTTCTGGATCTGACCGTTGTCCGAGTACACCGTCGGGTCGAAGGTGTACAGATTGCTGTTCTCGTAGTCACCAACGAAGATTTCGTTGTTGAAGTTCATCTGGCAGTTGCTGCGGTGCCTGGTGAACTGCCCATCGGTGAACCCGGCACGCTCATGCCACGCGCCCGTAGAGACATCGTAGACCCATGTCTTATCAGCGGTCGGGAACGACAGGACGTAGAAGCTGTGGCCGTCCTGCTGGTAGGTGTAGGCAATCGCGTCGGTAATGTTGCCGTAGGACTGGATCTGCCACTCAATGGCGTGAGTGCTGATGCGCTTGCCGGTGTAGCCCTCGGCGCGGTAGACGATGCCGTTACCGCGAGCGTCCGACCCAAGCCAGAAGATGCCGTTGTCCAGTTTGGCGACGCTGCGCGTGGCGAGGCATCCAATCTCGTTGAACGCGCCCTGCACTCGCTGCAGCGGAAAGTCCGACAGGCCAGCGTTGACCCATACCTCGACCGAGTTAGACCCAAAGAGCCATACCTCGCGGTGGTCAACGATCATGCTGGTCAGATTGTCCGGCGCACCTTCGGCGCTGGCGAAGTCCAGCGGGTCGATGGAAAGACCGTCGAGCAACTGCGTGACCCAGACCTTCTGGCTGTTCGGCTCGATGAACACAAAGTAGGAGTCTAGGAAACCGACTACATCCGCGCCGGGGAAGTCCGGGTCGGTGATCTGGGCGAAGGCGTTGGTGGCGGCGTTGTAGATGTAGCTCGGCCCGTGGCAGGCGATGAACAACTGGGTGCCGTTGTCGGCCATGCTGACCGGGCCTGTACCGCTGACATCGCCCAGATAGGTGATGTTGTAGGACGAGTCAAGCTTGTACAGTTCCGTGCCGCTGACGACGTAGGCGTAGCCCTTGAACGTCCACAGCCCTCGGATCGGCCCGGTGCCGACCTCACGGACAAACTGCAGGCCAGGGCAGCGCTGCAGGAACGCAGGCTCTTTACCTGCTTCCGGGACAATTTCCGGGAACAGGTTGATCATTCTGTTGTCCGCAGCATTGACGCTGCGAGCTACATAAGAACTGCCCAGGATGGGTGTTTTCACTTCTCGTCCAGAGGTTTGCTGGTGACCCAGCGCAGGAGCCAGAACGCCACGCCGATGCCCGACAGCGCCAAGCCGCTGTAGTCAGCAGGCACGACACTTGCCAGCAGGCCAGGAGCCAACTGCTCAAGCACTCCAATCACCGCGACGACGATGGCCGCGTTGCTGGTCTTGGAGTACAGGGAGCCGCGAAGTTTGTAGAGGAAGTCGGTCATGGGTTATTGCGTTAGATATCGCCGCCGACAATGACCACCTCAAAATCAAAAGGTGCCCATTGCGCCACCCCAGAGGCGTTGGTGACAAAAACAGAAAACCCAGTGGTCGCTTTTGCGTCCCAAGTAATGAATCCGTTGAACTGTGCGCTAGTCAAAATCCGAAAGTTTGCGGTCGGCAAAGCATTGCTAAACGTAAAGTCATACCGCCCAGTCGATCCACCTCTGACGATGCTAGCAATGTTGAACGATCCAGCACGAACCGCCGGAGTGCCAGACCCATCTGTACAAGTTGCGTGAGCTGCAAGACCACCTATTTGTGATATTGGTGTCGTGCTGTTGTACTTGGTCAACAACAGACGCCGAGAAGCAGCAGCGACGCTTGTGTCGTAAATAATCTCAAACCCGTTAGGCGGTACGTTCTCATACGAGTCAACCCAAACAAACCCCGGATTTAAGACACTTTCATCCTCATAGAATGTGCCGCGCGTGCGTTGCGAACTGATTTTTCCGCCCACGACAAACATATCGCGCACAGCATCAGCAGGCAATCCAACAGCCCAATTTCCGCGCTTTAGTCCTTGCGCTATTGGCGAGAACGCCGTGATGGCGAATGTTGCGCTTGTAATCGTTGCGCTTGTCGTTTCGTTGTTATCGCTAACGGTTTCCCCGGCTACAAACTTGCCAGAGAACCAAAGCAATGTAGTTGATCCAGCAGCCACCGACAGTACAAAGCCTTTTGCTCCGCTGGTTGTTCCAGTAATCAGCGTTCCTTCTGTTGGTACGCTAACCCATTGAGCAGTGCCAATACCATTTAGCGTGACTACACGACGCCATGCGTGTAATTGCAATGATGAAAAATTAGACCCGCTAAGGTAATACTCATAGACCAAGCGACCAGAATCTGTTTGCTCGTCCATGATGTTAAAGCTGGCACGGGCTGGCTCAGTCAAACTTTGACTAGGCCCTAATCCAGAATTTGCGCCAGTGACATCCTTTCGGACATCAGCCACTACGCCGGGGTGAAATGGAGCGGTGAAGCGCCATTCATTGACAGCGCCGCCAGTAGGGTCTGCCGGGTAACTAGAATTTGCAGAAAAGTTAACCCACTCCCCAGAGCCAATGTCTGACCCCGGCCCAGGGGTAGATAAGTCGTCATCAGCCCGATAGATCAAGTTCGATTTGGCCGGGAACGTCAGGCTTTTTATGTTGAATTTGACGCCTGGTGGAATGAAGATGTCGCCACCATCAGCAGGTAAAGAGTTTAGAGCAAGTTGCACCTTACTCGTTTCGTTTGCGCCATCACCAACAGCGCCAAAATCCTTGACGCTCACGGCATCGCGCATCTTGGCTTGGGCGGTGCGCGTGACTGCGCCGGTGCCGGCTTGGAGGAAACCAAGCTGGTTGATTGCAGCCTTCTTCGTAACGCCGCCCTGCACCACCGGAATGACATCAGTCGATGCAACCGGGGATGTTGCCGCTGGCAGGTTGGAGATCTTGACGTTAGCCATCACACACTACCCGAAAATTGTAGTTGACGTTTCCAGCCTTGTTTAATATTATACAAGGCATGGACACCAAAACTATCACGCAGGACCGCCTTAAGGCGCTTGTATCCTACGACCCTGAAACCGGCATCTTTCGGTGGAACATGGCGCGCAGGCGCTGTCGCCCTGGAGATGTAACTGGCTGCCGCATGAGGCATGGGTACATAGCCATCAGATTGGACGACGTACTGTACACCGCGCATCGACTGGCGTGGCTGTATGTTACTGGAGAATGGCCGAAAGAACAGCTTGATCACATCAACGGCGACCGAGGAGACAACCGGATAGCCAATTTGCGAGAAGCGACTAACGCGCAAAACGCGCAAAATCGAAAGCGCCGCGACAACAAAACCGGTTTTACAGGCGTCAACAAAGAGAACAACCGTTGGAAAGCCGAGATTAAAGTCAACTACAAGACAATTCGGCTGGGGCTTTTTGACACCCCAGAAGAAGCGCACGCAGCGTACTTGAAAGCTAAACACGGCTTGCACCCTTTTAGCCAACATTAATAATTGCCCGCGTAGATTGAGTAGCGCTGTCTCGTCGCTACGATCGAGTACGGCAGGCTCATCACATCGTCAGGGTTGTTGATGCGCTTCAGGTTGCGCTTGCTGGTCATGGCGATACGCTGCACCTGCGGCGACGGCTCAACACCGAACTCCGGTGCAATTTCCATCGCCAGGTTGTACGCAAACGCTCGCAGATAGCCCGGCGGGAAGGCCAGCGTGGTCGCCAGCGTTGCCGGGTTGGTCAGTTCTTCGATTGACACGAAATGCCACTCCAGCAACCGCGTGGGCACCGGGTAGATGTACATCTCAATGTCGGGGTAGGTCATGTTGACCCACAGCACCTGCGGGTACGTTGAGGTCACGGTCTTGACCGCGATCCCGTTGTACTGCTGCTGGTTGATGATCTTGACGCCAAAACTGACATTGGTGCTTGGATCGCGGAAGTACGTCGCGTCATCAAGCAAAACAGGTCGATTGCCGACAAAATCACCCGTCGGACCCAACGTGCGGCTGATGGTGCTGGTAGGCCAAGTGAACACTTGGTCCTGCGTTGAGAACACCGAGAGACGCTCGATGTTCCACGATTCCACCATCTGATTCAGCGCGGTGAGCGAATCCTGCGACACCGCAGCAGAGGGGGTTTCGCCCTCGGCCAAAACGCCCAGCAAGCGCAGGGCACGATTGATCTGATCACCCGCCGTTGTCGGCATGTTCGGGTTCCTTTCGAGGACGGCTGCGCTTACGCAACTCGTTCACAGGTTCTTCACCCGGAGTATACCGCTCCCAGCCATGCTGCTCATCATAATCCGCCTCCATGTCCAAAGACGCAATTTTGACCCCGTGACGGGGATGACGAAGGTAGATGAGCGGCATGGTGGGTATCAATCAAGCAGCGGTCGTAACGTTGGTCCAAGTCGTCGAACCGTTCGTATTCACATACAGACGAGTCGAGGTCGAAGAACCATCGGTACGGATGTACAGCGAGCCTTGAGCAGCCGACACCGTGGGGGCACCCGATCCAACATAAATGCCCAGACCTGCGGTGCTAGTCGCCAGAAACGCCGAAGCGCCGCCAGCAACAACAGCCACACCACTGTCAGCAGTGACGTTGCCCGTGGCCGCAACAGAAGCCGCAGCAACAGCACCGGTAACCGACACGCTCTCAAACTCGGGGTCGCTGTACGCGACGCCTACAGCCTTGGTATTAGGCATGATCTATCCTTTCAAATGGGGGCCGAAGCCCCCGGTTATCAGGCGATCTTGTAGACCGTGTAAGCGCCTTCAGCGGTCTTGCGGAACCGGAAAAGGGCGCTAGAGGTGACCGCAACAGCAACAAAGGCGTTACCGCCGTCAGTGATACCCGTGGCGGTAGCTAGGGTAACAGTGCCGGACGAAGTGCCGATGTTGATGACGCTCAGGTCGAACGTGCTGCCAACAGTAGCGTTGGGAAGCGCGGCGTCGATCAGAGCAGCGGTCGGCAGCGTGTAGGTTGCAGCCGAGGTTGAGGGGTTGGCGTACAGCATACCGCCCACGACTTGAGCAGCGCTCAGGGTTGCGGTCGAGGTTGCAGTCTGCGGAGCAGCGCTGTAACCCATAGTGGTTTCGTTGCGATTGCCAGCGCCGACTTGGTAGCCACCAGCACCATTAGGAAGAGCCATGATCAAATCCTTTCAATGTAAGCGAACGGGGGCCGAAGCCCCCATCTGATTAGCCCCAGAGACGGCAGGCCATCTGCGGACGGATGGTGCTGTAGCCATACAGGACATCAATACGGCAGGGCATCCGGTCGTTGTTGATGTCGTACTGGCGCACAACCCGCAGGCTGATGCCGTTATGCACAGCACGCGAGGCCATATCGACGCCCTGCGGGAGCAGAAGGTCGGCAGTGGCGAAGGTGATGGCGTCCTTGTGGTACACGAGGTTCTGGGCGTACTGGCTGGAGGCCGCACCGAGGAACACGACAGCCTTGGAGTTACCAGGCAGCGCGTCAACGGTCGCCAGAGCGTGAGAAGCCGAATAAACCGGGGCCACAGTCAGGCTACCTGCGCCCGAGCCGTTCAGGGTCACATCAGCCAGCACCACAAACTGGAACAGCGAGCCAGTGGACTCACGGGTCTGCGGGTTCACGGCGTAGCAATCAGCCACGGTGAACACATCGCCAGCTTTAACAGTGGCCGCAGCGCCAGCGCCGGTGATGGCGATGGTGGTCGCGCCTTCAGACGACACAGCCGCCGAAGTGGTGCCGCCGGTGGCGGTGCGCGAGCCGGTGGTGAACTGCTTGATGGACTGAGACATGTTGATCTCGTCCAGACCCAGAACGCCCGTGCCCATCATGCCGTTCTTGAACTGCTTGGAAACGGTGTCGGTGGGGTTGAACAGGCCTTTCATGCCCTCGACCAGCGCAGCGTTGGCGGCGGGGTTAACCGTCGCGTAGCGCGGGTTCATCACAGCGGCGTTCTCGTTCAGTTTCTGCTGGGCTTGCAGCAGCACGAGCGAGGTGGCCGGGGTGGTGCCGGGGGTGCCGACGCTGTTACCGATGGTCTTGTATGCGTTGGCAACGTCAGCATCAATCGAGGACGCAAGCTGCGAGATACGAGGCTTGAGAACACGATCAGCAAAGTCGTCCAACTGCATCGTCAGTTCGGCAGAAGTGAAGTTCACGCCGATGTGCTTCTGAGTCGAAACGGTCAGGGTGGTGTACTGCTCGTTGTCATCCTGGGTTTGCAGGGCGGCACCGTCGGTCACCAGAGCGCGGTCCGGCAGGCGGATACGCAGGGTAGAACCGATCTTGGCACCTTCAACAGCAAAGCTGTCGTCGTACTGACGGTTCACGTTACGGGTAAGAACGAGGTTGTTCTCAAGGATCTCCAGGGCTTTCCTGGTGATCATGTCAATGGTAAGAATACTGTTAGACACAGCAATTTCCTTTCAAGTTAGCGGTTTTGCGCTTGCATCTTTCGGATCTGGCGCTGCCGTTCAGCTTCAATCCACTCCGACGTACTCATGGTCTTGATGGACCGGGGGTCAGTCGTATCGTAAGACGGGTTGTTGCTGCTGGTTCGTGCAGTGACAGGTGTGATCGGTGCAGGTGCAGAAGTAGACTTTTTGACCGGCGGATTGTCGGACAACTTAACTTCAATCTTGCCAATCTCTTTTGCCTGCAAAAAAGGCGACAGGCGGGCGATCCGCTCGGCTTCTTTGACGTTAGACCCAAGGTAGTAGGCTACATCCGGGCCAATATCTGAAGCACGAATCGTTTCGGCCATCACATCGGTAATCGGAACTCGCGGGTTGTATGCGACCTGTTCAAAGTCGTCGTACTTGCCACGGGCTTCTTCTTCCCGTTCGTGATAGGCATCGAGCATCACTGACTGCTGCTTCTGACGCTCGCGCTGATCGAGCAGTTCTTCAGCCTTTCTGATCGCCAGCGCTTCCGCGTAGGCTTCCGGGCTTTCAAACTGATCCAGCGCGATGTCTTTGGGCGGCACTTGCACTTGTGCAAGTTTGGCTTGCTGCTCGCGTTCCCACTGTCTACGCGCTTTTGCAAAGCGCTTGTCGATAATCGCGTCAAGTTCGGCTTGAGTAAACTTTCGTTCCTCAACAACCTGTTCCTGAGCCTGACCTTCGACATCTGCCGGCAAATTTTGCGCTGGCTCCGAAATGGCCGTCACTTCGGGCGCTGGCGCGGAGTCAACTTCCGCTAAGGCTTGTTGGACTTGTTCAGTCATGATTGCTCACGTTGAGCGCCTGGTCTAACGGGCCAGTACGTTTGCTGCTTATTCTGTCATCAAGCACTCAATGCTGCAACTTTATCTTGGAACGCTTTAACGCGAGCGGCCAGAGCAGCTTCAGCGGCGTCCAATTGAGCAGCACGCTCATTGTTGCGGTTAGCTTGTGCAACCGCCTGCGATTCACGGGTTGCCAAAATTTGTTCGCGGTTTTGAATGTCTTTTTCCCGAGCATTCAAAGCGTCAGTCGTAGACTTTTCAAGCGCGGCAAGTTTTTCCTCACGCGCAACAAGATCGGCAACTTTGGCAGCGGATCGGGAATGTTTGGTCTTAGCGTCATCAAGCAGCGCTTTGGCTTGCTCTTTAGCATCAGCCAGTTCTTTGGCTGCAGCCTGACGATCCGCGACCGCTTCATTGACAGCGGTCAGTGCCCCTTGCCGCTTGGCAAGTTCATCACGGGTCTTGACCAGCGTAGCAACGTCGCTAGACAGTTGCGTGGTGATGTAGTCAAGAAACTTGGCCGAGTCGATAACCCCGGCGTCGCTGAACACTTGCATGGCAACCTCAAGCGTAATAAGAGACGTTGAGTTTGGCGCTGGCGGTCTGCTCAATGAACCTGATTTTGCTCAGGTCACCGTCATACTGCAGCGTCACACCAGCGGCCAGCGGCATACCCACCGAGGCGGTCGGGGCCACATCGTCATCGCGCCAGCGAACGGCTTGCGTTTCGCAGGTGATGATGGCAAGCGTAGGCTTGCACGCCAAACCGTTTAGGTCGGTCTGAGGCACAGTCAGGCCAGTCGAGCTACTCAGACTGGTGATCTGCTGGTAGCCCAGCCGCGTAGTGATTGCTTTAAGCGTAAGAGCCATTTTAGTGTCTTTCCGTGAAAGAACGCAGTCGGATTATTGTACTACCACCCTCAATCGTCAAGGTGCCAGTGTAAATGCCGCCAGGGCCGTACT